TAACCACCTGGGCAAAGCGTTATTTTAAGGTATGCCTATGCCTTCACATTGTATCGATTGCGACAAACCTATTGCTGATGAAAATGGTTTAAGCAGTATATGTAAGAATTGTAAAAAGAAAGAAAGAACCAAAGAAAGAAAAATGAATATATATAATAATATATATAATATATATATATATAATATAAAATATAGTATTAGTAAGTTAGTGTCAAGGTTATTATGGCAGAATCATTAAAAATATTAGAATCCTTACCATTAAAGCTTCAAGAAAAACTGCTAGAAGAACTTTCTGTATTGGAAGTAAATATTGTTTTAGAAGAGATAGAAATAGATGGAAAAATGTATAGAGCAGAAAAAGAAGTATTAAAGTTAATAGATGGATTAGTAATGCAGTTAGAGAAGCTAGAAAATAAGATGAATAAATATGAATCATAAAAGCATACGAGGTGTAAAGCATTATGTATTTGATGATGTAGAGGAATATACGGAACACTTTGAAGGTCTTGCTGAAAAACCTAAACATTGGAAAGATGGAAATGAAGGAGATTGGGTAGAAGCTGATGATGGAGGAATTGTACAATTGTTAAAGGTTGGAGGAATTACACATCCTAATGATAGAAAAAATTATAAACATTCTAAAGGCTGGTGTAGAACAATAGTAGGAACATTTTTAATAAATGATAAAACAAAAATGGATACTGATTTTAGTGCTCATAAAAATAGATACACATTTTCAAAAACAATTGGAAAAAAGAATAATGTAAAAACTAGAAAAAATCCTACAAAAAAAGAGAAATTATTTACAACTAGCGTAGTAGCTGGACACGGACCAGTTAAAGCTTATATGGAAGCTTTTAATGAAAGCAATGAAAAAAATGCAAAAAAGAAAGCTGTAGTGCTTTTAAAACAGGAGAGAATCGTGAAAGAAATAGAAAGAAGTGTAATGGATGTTGCTAAAGAAAATGGATTAGACCATGAATATGTCCTTAGAAAATTAAAACACCTTGCTGACTTTAGTGAGGATGATAACATCATATTGCAATCCACAAAAGAAATCGGAAAAATAATAGGTACAACTGGAATGACAATGAAGCAAAAAGAAGTTGGGGTTATTGGAATGTTTCAAGGATTCTCACCAGAACAACTAGAAAATGCTGAAAGAAAAATGATAGAGACTGGGGTTAAGGAAGAATGAGTGAAAGGGAGGAATCAATTATAAGAAGTAAAACACTTTTAATGATGGAAAGAAATATAGGAAAAGAAAAAGAAATCAAAAGAATTTGGGAAAGATTTTTTAAATGTATAAAGGGAGGAGTAAATGAAAAAAAAGAATCCAACAAAGCATGACCTTAGAAGAAGGATAGGTGCTGTTGAAAATGCTTTAATTGAGCTGATAGAAAGAATAGCTAATATTGAAAGAGTGACAAGTGATTACATTGAAATGAAAAAAGATAAAAAGAAATTTGAAGAGTTTTTAAATGGCAAATATAAACAGTCAAAACGTAAACAAAGCTGAAGAAGCGTTAATGTTAGCGTATAAAGACCTTATCTCTTTTGGTAAGCTCTTTTTACCTGACGACTTTATGAGAAGTGAAACACCATTTTTTCACTATGAAGTATCCGATTGTATTGATGATAAAAAATGTAAACAATTGGCTATTATTCTACCTCGTGGTCATGGTAAGACTGTATTAACAAAAGCATCTATTCTTAAAGATTTTGTCTTTTGTCCTAAAGACGATATGCTTTTTTATGCTTGGGTATCAGCTACTCAGAAACTTTCTGTTGGTAATATGGATTATATTAAACATCATCTTGAGTTTAATGATAGATTTTTATATTACTTTGGCAAACTTAAAGGTTCTAAATGGACAGAGGAGGATGTAGAATTATCTAATGGATGTAAACTCATATCAAAAAGTAATGTTGCAGGAATACGAGGAGGTGCTAAACTTCATAAACGATACGACCTCATTGTGCTTGATGACTTTGAACATGAAGCGAATACAATTACGAGAGAAGCCAGAGATAAGAATGCGAATCTTGTCACGGCTGTTGTTTATCCCGCTATTGAACCTCATACTGGGCGTCTTCGTGTCAATGGTACTCCTGTACATTACGACTCTTTTATTAACAATCTTCTTATCAATCATGAACGGGCTAAAGGAAATAATGAAGAGTTTGCTTGGAAACTCGTAACCTATAAGGCTGTTTTACCTAATGGTTCTCCACTTTGGGAAGGATGGTTTCCTAAATCGAAACTAGAAGAAAAGAAGAAGTTCTATCAAGATTCTGGGCAACCTTCAAAATTCTATCAAGAATATATGATGGAAGTTCAGAGTCTTGAAGATGCTTTATGGACAAGACGACATATAAAATACTGGAAAGGCTATTATGAATACGATGCTGAGATGGGTCAAAACTATATTGTTATTGGCGGGGAACAAGTTCCAGTTAATACCTTTATTGGCTGTGACCCCGCTACTGATATTAATACTAAAGAGTCTGACTTTTCTGTTATCATGGCTATTGCTATTGATAAAGAAAATAATCTCTATGTGTTAGAATATGAAAGGCATCGTTCTGTTCCAACAATAGGACAAAAAACATTAGATGGAAAAACCACTGGTAAAAAAGGTGTAGTTGATTACATAATGGAATTACATCAAAAATACCACGCTATTTCTAGCACAGTAGAAGATGTTGCTATGAATAGAAGTGTATTCCAAGCATTGAATGATGAAAGAAGAAGGATGAATAAGTTTGATATATCTGTTATTCCAGAAAAACCTGGGGGAACAAATAAGATGAATAGGGTTTATTCTGGTTTATCTGGTAGATTTAGTATGGGAACAATTCATGTGCGAGATAATATGTTTGATTTAATCAATGAAATTATTACATTTGGACCGAGAATGGCACACGATGATACTATAGAAACTCTATATTATGCACAATTGCACGCTTTTCCGCCAAACATAGAAAGGGATAAACATAGTAAATCTTGGTATGTGCCGAAACGTAAACCTAAAAGTTGGATAGTAGCATAATGTACAAATTTGGAAAAAAATCTAAACAAAGACTAAAAGGCGTTGACGCAAGACTTGTTAACGTACTGAATGAACTTATTAAAATTATGGATGTTACAATTATTGAAGGAGTTCGTTCAGCAGAAAGACAAGAAGAATTATTAAAAAAAGGTGCTACTAAAGTTAAGTATAGTAAGCACATGGAAGGAAAAGCTGTTGATTTAGCACCTTATCCAATTGATTGGGAAAATAGAGATGGTTTTCATTATATGGGTGGAATGATTCGTGGAATAGCTAAACAGCTTAATGTTCCTGTTCGCTGGGGTGGTGACTGGGATAGTGATGGAGATGTAAAAGATAATGGTTTTGATGACTTAGTTCATGTGGAAATTAAAGGTTAAAGGTTAAAGGCTAATGGATAAAAACAAACATAAAGATAATAGAAAATGGAAACCAGCTTTCCTTGCTAGAGCTAAAGATAATACTGCTTATACTGCTTATAAAAGCGATGAAACAAAAGAATTATTTTACTCTCATCCAACAAAACCATTTTTATATGATAAAGAAGGTGAATTAATTGGATTTAGAGGTTCTGATAAAAAACCTCATTTTCATGCTCCAGATAAAGGTTGGAATATGAGTGATAATGAATTTTCAAAAATTAAAAGTGTCGGACCGATTGTTAATAAATATTTAGGTGTTTTAGGAACTGGTCCTCTTAGTAAAGGTAAAGATAGCATGATGTATAAACTTGGTAGTTATAGTGGAGTTAAGTCAACTCTTTCTAAAAATCCTCAACTAGATATTAGAAAAAATGGAAATAAAAATTTTATGGATAGCTTAATGAAAGATTTAAAAAAAGTAGAACAACCTAGTTTCTAATGGCAACACAAAGAGAAAAAGCATTAAATAATAAACAACTTTGGGATAGAGCTAATAATGCTCATAGGAGTAGATGGGCTTCATTAAGTCAAAAATCTTATGACTTTTATTTAAATGAGCAATTAACAAAAGAAGAAGAAGATACCCTTAACCAATCTGGTATGCCTACCTTTACAATTAATAGGGTAACTCCTATTGTTGAAACAATGAAATACTTTGTAACTGCTAATAACCCTAGATGGAAAGCAGTTGGAGTAGAAGGAAGTGATACTGATGTTGCTCAAGTACATTCAGATATTGCTGATTATGCTTGGTATAACTCAAATGGTAAATCTTTATATGGTCAAGTTGTATTAGATAGTTTGACAAAGGGTGTTGGTTACTTTTTTGTTGATGTTGATAAAGATGCTGATAGGGGAAAGGGAGAAGTTTTATTTAAAAGAATAGACCCTTATGATGTTTTTGTAGACCCGATGAGTAGGGATTTATTATTTAGAGATGCTAACTTTATTATGGTTAGAAAGAATTTAGCTAGAACTCAGCTAATGAATTTATTTCCTCAATTTAAATCTAAGATTAAAAATGCTTCTGGAGAGTCTGAAACCACCTCATTTTCTCAAAGAGATACTGTAACCTCTCAAAGTATTTTAGCTGAAGATATTACAATGGGATTAACAATAGAAGGAGAAGATGATGATATTGTATCTTTCTATGAATGTTATCAAAAAGTAAAAGTAGCTTATGTAAATGTGTTTGTTAGAATACCTCCTACAGAAGAAGAATTAGAAGAAATAAGAAGAGTTGTTTCTATACAACTAGAAGAATTTCAAAAAGAAACAGAAGTTCAATTAATAGAAAAACAACAACAAATACAAGAATCATTACAAGCTGGTGAAATAATTCCTGAAAGAGGACAATTAGAATTAGAACGTGCTCAACAAATGGCTCAACAAGCGATTGAAGAAAAAAGAGCAGAACTAATGTCTATGGCTCAAGATAAAGCAGCGAAAATTGAACAAAAAGTTCTTACAAAAAAAGAATACAATATTTTAATAAAAAATGAATCTGTGGCTGCTAATATAGTTGAAGCAATTGATTTTTATGAAAGCCGAATAAAAGTAGTATGTAGTGTTGGAGATGAAACATTTTTATATGAATATCTATTAGCGCAGAAGGAATACCCAATTATACCAATCCCTTACACATACACGGGTACTCCTTATCCAATGAGTGCCGTTGCTCCGTTAATAGGTAAACAGCAGGAAATTAATAAAGCTCATCAAATAATGCTTCATAATGCCAACCTTGCCTCTAACTTGAGATGGTTATATGAAGAAGGTTCTGTACCTGAAGGTGAGTGGGAACAATATGCTTCCGCTCCAGGTGCTTTATTAAAATATAGGCAGGGGTTTCAACCTCCAACTCCTGTCTTACCTGCTAGTATTAATAATGCTTTTTATTCTGTAACACAAGAAGGAAAACAGGATATAGAATATATAGCTGGAATACATTCATCAATGATGGGAATTGCTAGAGCGCAACCAGAAACATATAGAGGTTTATTGGCTAATGATGAATATGGAACAAGAAGAATTAAAGCTTGGATGGGGAATACTGTAGAACCAGCTCTTGAACATATTGGAAGAGTATTTAAAGAAGTAGCTCAAGCTACATATCAAATTGATAAAATATTTAGAATAGTTCAACCAGAAGCTGGGCAATCTCCAGATGAACAAGAAAAAGAAGTAAGAATTAATATACCAATTTATAATGATTATGGACAAGCTGTTGGTAAATCAATGGATTACGCAAGTGCTAAATTTGATGTAAGAATAGTAGCAGGAGCTACAATGCCAGTAAATAGATGGGCTTTACTTGAAGAATATTTTAGATGGTTTCAATCTGGTCTTATTGATGATGTTGCTATGGTCGCTGAAACAGATATACGAAATAAGAAACAATTATTACAAAGAAAATCATTATACTCTCAATTACAAAGTCAATTACAATCTATGCAGGAATCTGTAAAAGATAAAGATGGAACAATTGAAACATTAGAACGTCAATTAGTTCAAGCTGGTATAAAAGATAAAGTTAGAACTGGGGCAATGGAAAGTGAAAAGAGTGTGTTAGACACCAAAGCACAACAAAAATTACTTAGATTGTTAATGAAGGGTGAATTTGATACTGCTAAAAAACAATTAGAAATGGATATGAAACAAGTTGCTAGAGATGTAAAAGATACGGAAGAAGGCAACATGCCAAATGTTAAAGAAAAATAGTTTCATTTTTCATTCCAGCAATATTATATTAAATAACACAAAAGGAGAAAAATGAGTATGGAACAACAAGTAGACAACGCACCTTTGAACCAAGTGGACATCGGTGCCCTCGAAGATAATGTGACAGAAGAAGCTGTATCTGATGACTTTTTTGCTGATTTAGATAAAAGCGTAAATTCTGGAATACTCGAAGAAGCTGACACTTCTGTATCATCTGCGTCGGGCGATAACAAGCCTCAGAACGTCAAGGGCGAAGGTCAAACACAAAGTCAAAACGATGATGTTGAGACTTTGAAACAAAGGTATGCAGATTCAAGTAAAGAAGGTAAACGACTTAGTGGTAAACTGAATGAACTTGAACCTTTCTTACCTATCATTAATGCAATGAAAGACGACCCTAATTTAGTTACTCATGTGAGAAACTATTTTGAGGGTGGTGGTCAAGCACCTAAAAATATGAAAGAACAATTGAAATTAGATGAAGATTTTGTATTTGACCCTGACGAAGCTGTTTCTGACCAAAATTCTGATTCTGCTAAAGTGTTGCAAGCAACCATTGATGGAGTAGTCCAAAAAAGGTTGAATAATACATTAAGTAAACAGAAGGCTGAAAATAAGCGATTGTCTCAAGAATCTGAATTTCGCCAAAAGTACAATATGAACGAAGGTGAATGGAATGATTTTAAAACATTTGCAAAAACTAAAACTCTTAGTCTTGATGATATTTATTATCTAAAGAATAGGGAGTCTAGGGAAACAAATATCGCAAAAGACGCAAGTAATCAAGTTGCTCAACAAATGAAAAATGTTAATGAGCGTCCTCAATCACTTGCAACTAGCGGTAGTCAACAAGTCGAAGTTTCACAAAATGACCAATTGTTTGATTCTATTTTAGGTATTGACAAGGAATTAGAATCGGCATTTGGTTAAATTAATAGCCAGATGTCTTAACTTAAAATAGGAGAAGGCAAAAATGGCTGACTTATTTTCGCTCGAGTCAACCGCTGATGTTGGTGCTGGTGCAGCTAATTCAAGATTAGGTACTTCACTTGACACAGGTGTACTTCGCAGAAAATATAATTTTGGAGATAGAGTTTCTGAGTTATCAATAGCTCAAGACCCTTTTTTCAGAATGGTATCAAAACTGGCGAAGAAACCAACGGATGACCCCGAGTTTAAATTCACAGAAAGACGACCTTCATTTCATAAACGATATGCTTATGTTGTGGCTCATGATGATAACGGAACTGCTGAAGTTCATGATTCAGAGCTAGAACGTTCAGATTCTACTTCTGTAGCATCTGCTGTCGGGGATGAAGTAGGTCTTTATATGGCAAGCGACTATAAATCATCTGGAAATATATCTAGTGTTTATGGTCAATCTTCAGATAAAGTATCAATTGGTGGCACAGGAACTCGCCCAGAGTTTTTTATGCCAGGTCAAGTGGTAAAAATTCCAGTAATGTCATCAGCTACAGGAACTGCTGTTAGCGGGTATCACCTTATTAAAGTTACTTCAGTAGTAACTTCTGATTTAAGTGGTAATGCTGGTGTAGACAATGATGACATGGAATGTAAACTAGTTAAAGGAAAAATCGTTAAGTTTGAATCTGGTGCTAATGAACTTGCTTCATTCGCTTTAAATTCTTCTAGTGGAAACGATGGCTTTCAAACTGGTTCTAGCAATGGTTCTAACGAAGTTTATGACCGTTCAATTGCTGAACATCTTGAACCTATACGTTCTTATGTAGTTGGTACTGCACATGAACAAGGTTCTGGATACCCAGAGACTTGGAAAGACCAACCTTTCTCAACTGGTTTTGGTCGTACTCAAATTTGGAAAACAGCTATGGCAATGGATAACACAACTCGTGCTACCGTTCTCAAGTATGAACCAAATGAGTGGGCTAGAGTTTGGCGTGAAAAGTTGATTGAACATAAATGGGATATTGAACAAAGTTGTTTGTTTGGTTCTCAGTATGATTCTGGTGATGAATGGTATACACAAGGTGCTGTTGATTACATATCTGGCTATGGTAATGTTTTTAGTTTAACTCATGCGAGTAAAACTCAAGATGATTTCCTAGATGATATGTCTAGCTTCTTAGACCCACGTTATAACAATGCAAACGCTACGTTGTTCTTTTGCGATACTGCTACTTATAACTGGTTACATAAACTAAGTGGTTATTTCAGCAACAATCTTGAAGTATCATCAAACTTCAGAGCTGATATGTCATTAACTGGTAAAAAGAAGGTATTTGGAGTCGAGATTACTACAATTTCTACACCTTATGGTGATATGAATGTAGCTCGTAATGTTCATTTAGATGGACATCCAGTCAAGATGTTAGCTGTCAACATGAAGTACTGTGCATACAGACCTCTTGTTGGTAATGGCTTAAATCGTGATACTGCAATCTACGTTGGAGTTCAAACCTTAGAAAATAGTGGTGTTGACCGTAGAGTTGACTTAATCCAAACAGAAGCGGGAATGGAATGGCAAATGCCAGAAGCTCACGCTTACTGGTCATAAGGGGGTGTTATAATGGCAAATCCTATGTATGGACAAAACAAAGATGATGGACAATTGTATGATGCAAGAGCTGGAGTAATCATAAATTCAGGGGCTAGGACTTTACTAGCTTCTGAAAGTGGTTCTACAATTCTTCATAATTCTGCAAATACTGCTATCACATTACCCGCAGCTAAAGCTGGTTTAAATTACAAGATTATTCTTGGAATTGAAGCCACATCTGGTTGTAACATTCTAACTGCATCTAATGCAGATTGTTTCTTTGGTGTAATCCCAATATCATGTGATGATACGGATGACCAAACAGGCGTAGCTCAAAAATTGGCTTATGCTACAGCAATCGCAGCACCTGCTAGTTATGACGCTATGAAATTCGTAGCGGCTACAGCTACTATTGGTGGAGTTGCAGGAGAATGTATATGGCTAACTGCTGTAAGTAGTGTTGCTTGGCACGTTGCAATACCATATCACGCTACATCTGCTAATGACCCAGGTGATTGTGCATTAATTGTAGCAAGATAAGGAGTTGAATTATGGCTGATGGTAGTGGAACTAACAATAAAGCAAGAGCTAGTTATCAAGCAGACTCGTATATGTTTACTATGGATAATGCTACAGCTTCTTCTCATACTTTAGCTATGAAAGATAGTGGTAAGACTTATTTCGTAAAAAGCACGGTTGCTAGAACAATTACTTTACCTGCTGTTAAAGCTGGTTTAAAGTTTAAGTTCATAGCTACTGATACGACTGCAGATAGTTCAATCACAACTAGTGAAGGAACTGCATTACTAAAAGGTGGTGCAGAATGTGGAGATGCTTATCTTACTCTAGCTGGAACTACTATTGTAGTAGAAGCAGCTGGTTCAGTAGGAGATTGGCTCGAAATGGTTTGTGATGGAACTTATTGGTATGTTAGTGGGCATGGTGCTCATGACGCTAGCTTTTCAGTATCATAATCTGAATAGATAAAATTGAACGGGCGTCTTTCATTTAGAAGATTCTCCTTTTGGTGGAAGATGCCTTGTTCAATTAAAAGATAATTATGGCAGTAACAGAAATAACACAAAGTATAAAAGATATAACTGGAATCAGTTCTGTAAGTTCTCATTCTATTGAGGATGGTCAAAGATTCGTGGTTTCAAGTATTCCAAAAAATTTATTATTATTCGCTCAAACAGCTTCATCTGCATCTACAGATGGGAGCGCAATTTCATTTTCAATTAATGACTCTATTATAGATGTTCAAAGAAATGGATATAGCTGTACTGAAATACCATTGTCTGAATCAATATGGGCATTGGATAATACAAGTTTACATTTTGCAACAGCAAAAAGTCCAGTTTGGTATCACAAACAAGGAAGTATTCATTTTGCACCAGTAACAGATGGAAGTAATGCTGGGTATGTATTTTATGTAGATTATTCTAAAATAGATGATAGTTGTGATTTAAGAAATGCAGTTATATTTTATGCAGCATCACATGAATTTTCAAAATTAGCTAGTAGTAAAATAGTAGATTTTTCTTCTATTTCAGTTCCAGTAGCTCCTTCATTATCTGATAATTCTGTAAGCTTTTCACAGACTGCTCCTCAATTTGTAAAACCAGTTGAGCCAGCACTTGTAGCTTTTAATGATTATTGGTCTTTAGGAGATTTTGGAGATAATGACCCAGGAAATTTAGTTTTATCTTCTTCGGCACCAGTTCCTCCAGCTTCTCCAAGTTTTACAACGCCTGCTGTTGGAAGTGTTACTGTTGGTTCTTCTACAATTTCAAATATAGGAACTCCTCCTACTTATACAGAACCAACTATACCAAGTACTGCTGGTGGAGGAACTACAGCAAGTGATTTATCAACTATGACTGATAGTGATTGGACTAGTTTGGATTTTGATTTTGATGATGAAAATATAGATGTTGCAACTTGGTTTCAAACTCTTGGAGATATGATACAAAATCAAGAAGACTTTGAATTAGCAAATGCTCAGATGCAAAAAATAACTACTTATATAAATGCTTATCAATCAGCTTTGCAAAATAGATTAAATAAATTCAATGAAGAAAACACAGCTTATCAAGGAAGGTTACAAGAAGCAATTCAACAAGTTCAAATTGATGCTCAAAAAAATCAACAACAAGCTCAAATAGATGCTACTGAAACTCAACAAGAAGCTACATTATTACTTCAAAAAGAAAATCAAGAATATGGTTCTCAATTACAAAAATATTCAAATGAAATACAAGAGTATCAAAGTACTATAAACAAAGAAGTACAAGAATATGCTCAAAATTTTTCTAGATACCAATTAGAATTACAAACTGTATATAATGCTTGGGCTAAAACTGAATCAGATAAACTTCAAAATTATCAATCAGCAATTCAAAATGAACAAGCTTCTTTTAATAAAGAAAATTCAGAATACCAAGCTCAGTTGCAAATTAGTATTCAAAATGCTCAGTTATCTTCTCAAGATGATGCTCAAAAACTTCAAAACTATAGTTCTGAATTGCAATCATATCAAGCTGAAGTAAATGAAGAAATACAAAAAATAACTAGTGGAAGTACAAATGCTGCTTTCTATTCTGCTGAAGCAAAAAAATATTATGAATGGGCTAGATTAGAAGTAACTTCTTATATACAAAATAATTCTAAAATGATTCAACAAACAATAGCGGCACAACAACAAGCCGCACAACAACAAGGATAAAATATGGCGGATAAAGTAAGATTTGCAGTAAGTGTAACGCCAATAGAAGATGTAGGAGCTAGTCAGCAAGGAGGAGCTTCTAATTATATATCAGCTAGTGAATGTTTTGCTGGTGGTGGTAATGGAGAAGTTGGAGGTAGTGGTGATTCATTAACAGGGATAACAATAGAATCATCTGGGGCTGTTGAAGATGGATATTTGAATGGAGCACCAGCTTATAGACAAGCAACTGCAGTTGCAGATGGAAGCGCAGTAGCTATGCCTTCTCTTGCAAATGTTGGTTTTGTTTATTTTAAACATACTGGTTTTCAATATTCAAGTACTACAACTTTAAGTTCAACAGCAAATACAGCAGACCTTTTAACTATAATAGCTGGTAGTACAGTAATCGCTAGACTTGCATCTGGAGAAGCTATTGTACTTCCTGTTCGAGAAACTACAAACCTTAATTCTTTTAAAATAGCATCAACAGATGGAACTAATGTAGATACTACTGCTGGTGATAATGATATAGCTATGGAATATATGGCGTTTGCAGCAACTGGTCCTTAATAATGACTGTACGAGAAATAATGGAAAGAACTGGGTCTAAAAATCCTACTTTAACTATAGCTTGGATAAAAGATGCTATTAATTTAATTCAATCTAGTTCTGCAGAAAAAATTAAAGTAACTAAAAGAGATATAATAAAATCTGTAAACTCTGAAGACCATATTTATGAATTACCAGCAGATTTAATTTCTTTAATAAAGGTTACAATTAAAGATACTAGTGATGCAAAATACAAAAAAATTAAAAGGATTATTCAAGAACCTAGCTACTTAGCAGAGGATACATCTCCATGAGTTATAATGTAAATGAAGAATGGTTTTATTATTTAAGAGGTAGACAATTATCTATTTATCAGTTATTAGGTGGTTCTACAAATGAGAGAATTACTCAAACTGGTGTATTAAGTACAAGAGATAATGAATTAAAATATCCTTCTGAAGATATAGAAGATGGATTAAGGATTGAATATACAGCTCTTAATGAACCATTTGTAAAAGAAGCTACAGAAGATATAACTGGATATGCAAGTGGTACTACTATTTCTTTTTCAGGTTCAGCTATAAGTGATTCAGCAAGTGGTTTCGCAGCTACTGGAAGTTCTTTTGCTCAAGGTGACAAAATTAGAGTAAGAGGTTCTGCTAGTAATGATGGAGATTATACATTAACATCTAGTGGTACTGTTAATTCAAGTACTCTTACTTTAGCAAGTGGTTCTTTTACGACTGAATCTGCAAGTGAAAGAATTACAATTACTCAATTGCCAGTTGAAGATTCTTCCCCTAGTGAGACATCTCATCCAAATCTTAATAATATGCTTTGTTTAGCAATCGTAGATTACGTTAAAGCAATGTTAGCAGAATCAGCAAGAGATTTTCAAACAAAAGAATACTTCATGAAAGAATTTTATAGTAAATTAGGTGACAATGAAAGCAACAAAAGGAATATATCAATGTCATTTCCTGCTGGACCTTTCGCTGTAAGATAAAAAAATAAACATATGCCCATGAGAGTTGCCAAGCTCGGTAAGGCATAAAAGGAGACAAGATGGCTAAAGGACTTCAAAGTTGGAGCGTAAAAGAGCAAGGTGCTCCAATTACATCGGCAGAAATTAAAACAGCTACAAGCGCAACAGCTGTATCATTTTCAAATACAACAAGAGCTATGATGGGAGTTGTAGTTCCTGCTGGTACTCAAGATTTAACATTAACATTGGCAAGTGGAGAAACAATAGTAATACCTGGAGCTGCTGTATCATCTATATTTGCCCCAGGTGCAATAGTTCCATTTGCTTGTGATTCATTTGTTTTTGCAGGTTCTGAAACTGCATTTAAAGTTATTGGATTATTTTAGGAGGTAATGAATGAGATTTACTAGAAGTGCCCCACTAACTGGTGGTGGTACAATTAATGGAGACCTTACTATAACTGGTGATATATCTGTAACTGGAAGTAGTACTGTAACTTCAGATGAAGTATTACAAGGTACATCAATAATAGATGTTAATGACACAGAAGCACTTTTAGTCAGAAAAGACTCAGATGGTGGTGATGTATTTATAGTAGATACAACTAATTCAATAGTTACTACAAGTGGAGATATTAAACTTTCTGGAAATGATAAAAATATATCATGGGGTAGTGATGCTCATAATATGATATACGGAAATTCATCTAGCGATTATTTAAAATTTCAAGCTAATAATCAATTAAAATTAACTCTTAATTCTACTGGTGCAATATTTGAAAATGGCTCGGTCGGTATTGGAAACACTCCAGCAAGTCATACTAATGCTATTTCAACTTCACAAACTTTAAGTATTGGGGAAGACCAAGACACAACAGATAAATTAGCAAGTGTACAAATTATAGGAAGAGGTTCAGGAAGCACAGATGATTTAGGAGCGTTAGAATTTATTAATACAAGAAGTGATGCAGGGGTTGTAGCTTCTATTGTTGGTGGTCGATATGATGGTGGCTCATATGCAGATGGAAGTCTTTCATTTAAAACTGCAAATGGCAGTTCATTTACAACTAAAATGACTATTAATGATGTTGGGAATATAGGTATTGGAGTTGCCTCCCCAGAGTCTTTATTGCATATTGAAAGTGCTCAAAATGCTACAATGAGAATACATAATACCACTACTGGATATGCTCCACAACTTTTATTTGAAGGTAATGTTGGTACAAATGCAGACAATTTATTAGGTAAGATAGATGCTACTTGGGATGGAGCAAGTAATGTTGTTAGTTCTGTTAGGTTTGAGTCTGGTGCAG